GCCTAGTAATGAGAGTGCGAGGACTAACATATCAATCACCAGATTCCGGGGATGAGTTGTCCCGTAGTGGCATAGGATCCCATGGCTGCGATTACACCGATCATAGCGGCCCAACCATTAATGCGTTCTGCTTTTTCGTTCATTGTTTTTCCTCTTGTGTTTTGTTTGTGATAACGACTCTGCCGTTACCTTTAAGATATTCGATGCTGAATTGTAACTCATCATCGGGGTCCCACAGTAACTCTTCATACAAATCATCGAGTTTCTGGATGTCCCTCCAAAGTGCGTCGGGATCAGGCATCAGTAAAGGCTCTCCTCTTGATCAGTTTCAATGACACAATCACTAGTGGGATATGCTACACAAGTAAGAACAAAACCTGCATCAATCTGATCGTCATCCAAGAAAGATTGATCACTTTGATCGACAGTTCCGCTTACAATCTTACCAGCACAAGATGAACAAGCACCTGCACGGCAAGAGTAGTTCATATCAATACCTGCTTCTTCAGCAGCGTCAAGAATGTACTGATCATCTTCACAGGTAACGGTTTGTTCTCCGTCAGGAGTGCGAAGAGTAATGTTGAATGTCATTGTGATTGTATAAAATTATATTATAGAGAAGAGTGGGTTTTAAGTCAACCTAATTCAAGAAAGAATTTAGTGTTGTCACTTGGCGTGTTCTCGTAGATAGAAGAATCGCCA